ACTCTATTAGCATTAATTAGCCCAGTCTTTATTAGACCGCCATTAATGGTAGTAATTTCAGTGCTTGAGGCATCGGCTAGCTCAGAGTTTAAATTGGTAAACGTAACAAGCCCATCAAAGTTAAACGATGAAAACGGAGTTGCAAATACTAGTGTCTGAGTGCCGCCTAATGTAGCCTCAGTAACATAGTAGCTTGTAGCCCAGTATTTAGCGTCACCACCAGTATTGGTTGGGGGCGTTCGTGACCAATTAGTAGTAAGGCCGCCAAATGATCCTGTACCAAAGTTATAAGATGTTGCAGACGGGCTTGAGGGTGCGCTAGCTGATGTCAAAGAATAATAAACATATCCTGCCGCATTTCTAGGGCCAGCCGCACCGTTAGTTCCATTTGTGCCATCAGTTCCATCAGTTCCGTCTGTTCCATTACTTCCGTCTGTGCCGTCTGTGCCGTTTGCACCTTTCTCGGCTAATAACTGTGCGGAAGACCAATCTGAAGTTCCAGTAACACTGTCGGTAGAGCTTTGCGAAGCCGCAACAGCAGTACAAACATACAGATTATCTGTGCCGGCTGGAATCGTTCCGGTAAATCCGTTGCCTAAATCGTTATTGTTAAAAGTAGATGAACTAAAAGTCCAAGTTCTAGTAGTGCTTGGTTTATTGCTTACGGCAGATGATGATCTTTTGTATCCGTATATTACGGCTGTATTGTATCCGTCTACTCCATCGTCACCGTCTGTGCCATTTGTGCCGTTAGTTCCTTCCGTTCCTAATACTTGAGGTGCAGACCAATCTGCGGCTACAACCGAATCTGTTGCTCCTGTTGAAGACGCTACAGCCGCACAAAGGTATAGGTCGTTAGAGCCTGATGGAACTGCCGAAGTCCAAGAATTACCCAGATCAGAATTGTTAAATGTAGCAGTTGCAAATGTCCACGTTCTTGTAGTGGTGGGCTTATTGCTAGACACTAAAGCGCTCGCTGATCTTTTGTAAGCATAAACAGGCGCGGTATTTGTTCCATCATCTCCGTTTGAACCGTTTATTCCGTTAGTTCCGTCTGTTCCATCGGTTCCGTCTGTGCCATCAGTTCCGTCTGTTCCGTTTATGGCCGCAGCATTAGTGGTCGCATTAACCACGCCTGTAAATGCTGACTTATTGCCGCTGTAGTCCACTGACTTAAACTTGTAGTAGAAAGCAGTAGCATCAGCAAGGCCACCGTTTAAGAATTCAGTTGTTGCACTAAATCCGCCACCGACAGTCGCTACTTCAGTATAAGTTCCGCCTGAAGAAGTTGCTCGATAGACATCTACGTTAGAAAAGTCCTTGTCAGCAGGGTTAGTCCACTTTAGGCTGATTGACTTGTAACCAGCGGTTGCTGACAAAGATGTCGGCAAAGCAGGAGCCGTAGTGTCGCCAACAGACCCTTGGTTAGCAGATACAAAAGAGCTTTTAACGCCCAAGCTATTGATTGATCTAACCTTCGTGTAATAGGTCGTACCAGCAATGACAGGCGATATTGTAAAGCGAGTGTCATCTGTGACTACAGATTGAAAGTTAGTGTTATCTGTTGACCACTGAACATCGTATTGGCTAACAAATGAATCGGTGCTTGCAGTCCATGACACCTCAACAGAGGTCACGATTGTTCCATCTAGGGCAACGCTTGTTGCTGCGGATGTTTGCAGATTTGTTGGGGCTATGACACTAAATGGGTTAGGCAAATTTGGTGCTGGATAAACAATTTCTTCAGCAGAGGTATCGTAAGTATAAATTGAACTGTCGTACTCCAAAACATTAACAGTACACGTTCCGTTGTAATTTAAAGTTATCTCTTCAATCTGAAATGGCTTTACACTCCAAGCTGGAGTAGGATGTGTAACAGTAACAATATCCCCAACGCTTAATTGTATTGACTCACTGGTTGCAGTAAAAGAAGCCCTCAAAGCACTACGCGACCTTCTGAGCATAACCCTAGCTAAGTCACGGGCAACATAAAAATTTGTAACCGTTTCCAAATCTATATTTTCAATAAGAGAAGTCCCGCCATCTTCAGCAAGGAAAGTTGTTTCTTCGCTAGACCCAGCGTCAGGCCACACTGCTTGATCTGGCTGATAATCAAGTTCAGCGTTAGGGAACTTCACAATCATCCTGTTAAATTTGTCTTTCTTTTCCTCACCCTTGATTGAAATGCCGCCAACTATTGTCTCGGTATCAAAGGCATAAACGACTGAACCTGACTTATCTATCTTTAGCCCATAAGTTCCCTGCGTGTAGGGAAGGAATCCACGACAGCCTTGAAGCAGTGTTTTAATGTTTGAAAATAAGGTTTCATCAGTTTGCAAAACCGCATGAGATTGAAATAACTTCTGCCCAGTAGCACCGCCTGAATAAAATGTTACTGATTCATCGCAATCCGTAGCCGCTGTTGAAAATGCGGTATCGTCAATGGCAGACGCAGCAAGACCTTTACCGTATCTGCTATTAGTTAGATAATCACGAATACATAAAGCAGGATTATCGCTATATGCGGCAGCATCACTAGGGCTTCTAGGGTCATATAATTTCTTGCCTCTAACTAATGCGGTAATATCAGGAATGCCGCCAAAAGCGTCTTGATCCCATTTCAATCTAATGGCTATATAGGCAACTCCGCTTAATTTGTGCGCTGTAGTCCATCCAGCATTAGCTTGCGTTAATAAACTGTCGTACCCTTGATTGTCTGCGCCAAGATGCACATTGAAGCTGTAAAGCCCTGAGTATTGGCTATCAGTAATAGGCTTGTCGTCAATAAATATATCAGTGATAGCATCAACTTCACCCTCACATAACACCAAAGCAATGTATAAAAATTCGTTTGGGTCACCACCAGAAGCATCCCTAGTGCTTACGAAAACTCGCACACCCCCTACGCGTCTTGTGCCATAAATAACAGGAAGAGGCTCAATGTTAGATTCCTTATTAACAAGGACGCCAGCCATTGCATCAGCTTGCTTTTTAGCTTGCTTTTTGGCTTTTTGAATGCTGGAATAAGTAACTCCAGCAGATACTACAAATAATGCTGCAATAGCCCAAAATGCCATTTATTCTTTCCCCCACTTTAAATCTTTAATTGTTTTTGCGGCAAACTCAAAACCTTCGTCATTTGGAAAGTGCAATATTTGAGAGTTGTGGTTTGTTTTTCTGCCATTTAACTTTTCAAAGTCAGCCCAATGTGAGGCTGTAGTGACGCTAATCTCACTAGAGGTTTCGCTATCTTCTATAGAAAAGCCAGTGATAAAGCCATCAAAGACCAGTATAGGTGCGCCCACAATAGAATCGCTGTTATCAAGCACTGCTCTGTATAACTGAACAGGAACATCCACATAGTTTTGAGTAAGGAAAATACTGACATAGCTTTGCTCAACAGCACTTAGGGTAATGTCTATGCCATTAACGGCTAGTTCTGCGGATTCAGATGAAGAGCTGAACTGTAGAAAATTGCCACTACTAGACCAAGTGCTAGATAATGCAGATATATTCCTATCCCAATCTGTAATTCTAATAGCAGTTGAGAACCCAAAATAAACTAAAGTCGCAAAGTTGAACGAGTCATTCTGTAAAGCCGCTACTGTAGTAGGGTTGATTACTCTGGTCATTAGATTGCCTCAATAAAATCAACTTCATACTTTACCAGAGAAGCAAGTCCTAAAGAATATTCTTGAACGTCATTGTTAAGACGTACAGTAAACGGTACGTTATCGTAAGTAATCGCAGTGTCGTTTGCGGTTGCTTCACGCAGCGCAGGCTGAATAGTCAAAGTGCCAGAGCCTGTTAAATCAGAAACGACCATATAGACTTTGTTATGATTAGCAAACTTTATAACATCGCCTGCCTTTATAGTACCAGACAATCCATCTATCACAATAGACGTTTCGCCTATGCTATCTGCGCCAACGGTCTGCACAGTTCCTGTAGCGTTGCCTGACTTTGAACTGATCTCAGGCAATACAATTTGAAAGGTTTCAGCCATACCATTCTGAGCCATCACGAAAGCATTAACTGGCGCAAACTCTGTAGCGGTGAGAGGCGGGTAAGTAGCTTTAAACTCAAATCTTTGACCTCCAATATTCCTGACCTGAGTCCTCCCCGAAAGGCTTTCACTCATGAGGTTGTAAGATTTAGATATAAATCCTACAGAGTTAAATACGGGGGTGCTGGGATATGTTCCACTCATACTATACTCGACGCTCCTTTATTATTCATAGCCTGATTAATTATACCAATGATCTGGCCTCTGCGAGATTGCAACAGTTGGTCAAATCCTCTAGTGTCATTAGCTTGAATAACTATATTAACAGAAGGCGACATTCCTTGCCCTTTAGTGTGGTCAACAACAGTCTCGTTAGGGTGAAGAATTGCAGGAAATCCACCTTTGCCATCAACGCCTCCTGACCTTGCCCCATCCCCAGTAAAACCACCGCCCTCAAATGATTGTGATCTAATCTGTGCAACTTGAGCAAGACCCGCAGTTACAACACCCGCAGCCATCAGAAAGTTAAGAGGGGGCGGGTATGCTGCTAGTGCTTTTGATGCTCCAGCATAAGTATTCATTATTGCTTGCCCAATCTGAAAGGCTTTATTTACAGCGAATAGTTTTTTACTGTGTGATGCAGATGCGGCAAACTGTTTTCCAAGTTCCCCGACTACCTGTTGAGTTTTTTCTGTTTCTGTTAAAGCGTTGAATTTAGCTAAGTCTATTGCGGCTTTTCTTCTAACTTTTTCTTGGAATGTTTCTTTCTTAGCAACCTTATCACCTTCAGCGGCTAATATTGCTGCTGGTGAGTTTGCAGCAACGACTGCTGCTGTTTCACGACTGGCTATTTTAATTTCTTCGTATGCCGCAAGAATACCTTCCGCTGGATTCATTTCTTGCATTAACTGTATTTCGTTCTTTAACTCTTGTACGCCAGCACTGGCTTCATTAAAAAATGCAGTAATTCCATCACCGATTATTGGCTTGCCTAACTTGTCAGCGATAGCATCGTAAAGACCTATGAAGGGGCGAATCGAATCGACTAACTCTTTACCAATAAAGACAGCAAGCTGATAAAAAACCAACTTGGTTTGCTTGGCAA